GCAGCCCCCGCTCAGCTTGCCCGACGTCATGCAGGAGGCGTACGTGCTTTTCCTGCGGTGCTTGGTGCGGTACGACCCAGCGAAGGGTAGCCTGGACACCTACCTCAAGCACGCGCTGCGCAGCCGGATCACCGACTACCTCCGGAGCCGGTCGGAGCGGGTGCTGGACACTGACAGACGCAACGGCGCCCCCGCCCCGGAGCCGGACCGGAGCGCTCACCAGTCCGTCGACATGCGGTCGGTGGCCGAAGAGCTGCTGCCCGACCTTCCGGAGCGGGCCCGGCACATGTGGGAGCGGCTGTGTGGGGCGAAGACCCCGGAGCAGGCGAGCCCGCGGGGCGAGTGACCCTATATCCAAGATACACAACTTGCTGGCACCGCCGATCCCATGAGCACGACACGCGACCAGAAGCCGACGAAAGCCACCCAACGGCGGCTCGGGCACATTGAGGACCTGCTGCAACTTAAGGGCGGCGGTAGGGCCCGGGTCGAGCAGTTCCGCCGGCGAATGGAGCGGCGGCGGCAGCGGCAGCATTCCGAGCGGTAGTCTTTACAGCTTCACATTCACGCGCTGAGAGATGGGCAAAGGCATCACCGCCAAGCAGTACCGAGAGGCCATCCGGTCCGCCAAGGGCAATGTCACCGAGGCGGCCGAGTCTCTCGGCGTGTCTCGGCGGGCGGTATACGACGCCATCGCCCGGTACAAGACCGTGAAGCAGGAGCACGAGAAATGGAAAGACACGGCCGTCACGGAGGCAGAGGGTCGGCTTTTCGATGCGATGCGGCGGGATGAGGAGTGGGCGATCCGCATGATCCTGCGGCACCACAAGCCCGAGGTCTACACGGAGACGAAGGAGCTACGCCACGCCGACCCCGACGGCAATGCGGTGAAGGTCGTATTTGAGTCTGACACTCCCGACCCGGATGGAAGCCAATGACCTGCGTGCCACCTGGATCGGCACGGTCTCATACGAGTGGCTGCAGGAGCAAGGCGCCCCGCGCGTCCTGATCCATCGCGGCGGCACCCGCTCAGGCAAGACCTACAATCTTTGCATCGCCTGGGCTACCTACCTTGCCGAGCGCGACGAGCGCCTGTCGATCGTGCGAAAGACCCTGCCGGCCCTCAAGGCAAGCGTGCTCCGGGATATGGTGGAGGTCCTGGATCGCATGGGCTTGTACGACCCCGGCCGGCATCACCACACCGACAAGGTGATCGACATCCCCGGTGGAGGCGCCATCGAGTATTTTCCGACCGACGACGAGCAAAAGGTGCGCGGCCGGAGCCGGGACCACCTGTGGGGGAACGAGGCGAACGAGATTCCTTTGTCGGCGTGGAGGCAACTTATCTTGCGGACGGAGGGACGGGCGACGATGGACTTCAACCCGAGCCACGACGCGGAGCACTGGATCGTGGATCGGTACGAGGGCTCGGAGGACGCCCGCTGGTACACGTCCACCTACAAGGACAACTTGGAGCACCTGCCCGAGCAGCAGGTGCGGGAGATCGAGGCGCTTCGGGAGCAGGACCCGTGGGCTTGGAAGGTGTACGGCCTCGGACAGCGGGCCCGGCCCGCGACCAGCATCTACCGAGACGTGGAGCCGCTACAGGAGCGCCCCGAGATCGACGCCTTCGGGCTCGACTTCGGGTACAACGACCCGATGGTGCTCGTGGGCGTCTCCCGGAAGGACCGCGCGCCGAAGCCGGTCCTCGAGGTCTGGTGCCTCTTGCACGAGTCGCACCTCACGACGTCGGACCTTGTGGAGCGTATGGGCGAACTCGACGTCTCGACCACGCTACCGATCATTTGCGACTCTGCGGAGCCGGACCGAATTGAGCAACTCCAGCGGGCGGGGTACAACGCGAAGCCCGCGAAGAAGGGGCAGGGCTCGGTGAAGGCCGGCATCGACTACGTGAAACAGCATCGCCTGCGCATCGGCGGGCCAGAGGGTGAGGCCGCCCGCCGGGAGCACCGCAATTACCGGTGGCAGACGCGCCAAAACGGCGACCCGACCGACGAGCCGGTCGACACCGACGACCACGCCCCGGACGCCGTGCGGTACGTTGCGCACCAGCATTACACCAGCCAGGCAAAAGCTCCTGGCATCGTACTCTAACAACCACGCAGGCCTATGGGCCTTTTCGACACGCGAGCCGTATCGGGCAAGCGCCACCGCCGCAAGGCGCCGCGCGGTGGCGGCCCTCGCCAGAAATCCCGCTCTTACACCGACGTCGACTTTTTCGGCGCGCGGATGCAGGACAGCGGAACGCTGGCGATTGTGGAGGAGGGCTACAAACAGAACCCCTACGTCTACCGCGCGGTCATGCTGCTCGCCCGAGGCGTCGCGTCGCTTGACATCACGGTGTACGAGGGCCGGGAGGAGATGAGCCGGCGGGAGGACCACCCGGCCGCCCGGCTCCTGCAGCGCCCGAACCCTTTGGCCGGGAAGGCGACCTTCTTCGAGCATCTCGTGACGCGCCTGCTTCTGGCGGGGCGAGTCTTTCCGGAGGCAATCCGGCCCGACACGGGCCCGCCTCGGGAGCTCTACGTCCCGGAGTCCTCCGACATCGAGCCCATTTTTAGCCGTGACGCGGACGGGCTGATTGAGCGGTACCGTTCCCACGAGGCCGGCGAGACGTGGACGCCCGAGGAGATGCACATGATTCGTCTCATCAACCCCGCGAATCCGCTCGCTGGGCAGTCGCTCGTGCAGGCGGCCGGCCGCGTGGTCGACATGAGCAACTACGGGCGCAAGTATGCCCACAGCCTCCTCAAGGCGATGGGCGTGCCGCCGTACCTTCTCACCACGGAGGGGCGCCTCTCTGACGAGGGGAAGGCCAACTTCCGTGAGGACTTCGCTGAGGGCGTGCGGGAGAGCTTCCGTCAGATGCAGGAGGCAGGCGTCACGCGGCCGAAGGTGTACGACCAGATGGAGAACACCGACTTTCAGCGCCTCGGCTTCTCGCCCGACGAGATGAGCCTGCTGGACTTGATGCAACAAGCGGGCCGAGAGATCGCAGTGGCGATGGGGCCAGCGCCCGAGCTGCTCGGCGACCCCGAGAACAAGGTCTACAACAACGTCAGCGAGGCCCGGGAGGCGCTCTACACCGAGCACGTGATGCCGCTGGGGCGGCTCATTGCGGGAGAGCTCACGACGTGGCTCGGCGAGCAGTTCGACTTTGGCGACGACCTCTTCTTCGGGTTCGACAAGAAGCAGATCGACGCCCTGCAGGTCGACCCGCAGGAGCAGCGGCGCCTCGACATGGAAGAGCTCAAGGCCGGCGCCATCACGGTCAACGAGTACCGAGAGCGGCAAGGTCTGGAGCCGGTCGACGGCGGGGACGTGCTGCTGCTTCCGTCCAACTCCACGCCCACGGCCACCTCGATCGACGCGATGCCTGAACCGCAGCCCAACGGGAGCGCATGAACTGCCCCGTCCACGGACCATTTGACGCGACGGGACTCGCGGTTCATGCTGCTGGTGTGCCCGAGGCGTATAAGGACGTGCAGAGCCGCCGGCAGCCGTTCTTTGGCCCCATGACCCGGAAAGCGGTCGCGGCTCGGGAGAAGATGACGAGCGCCGCCCTGGAGGCCGTGCGCGGCTCCCGCATCCCGGACTTTGCGATCCAGGGCGCGCAGGACGCCATTCGCCGGAATACCGACGGCGTCCGCGAGATGATGCGCGACATCTTTCGGATGGTCGGTCGCCGGTTCTCGCGGGATGGCTTCAGGGCCGTCCGCTCCGAATCAAGCCTGTCACTCAAGCAGGACGAGGACGAAGTTGTCGACCGTTGGTTTGATGAGGTCGAGCGGTTTCTGCAGCAGGAGGGCGGGCAGGACATCCGCCGCATCACGGAAACGACCCGCGAGGACATCGTCGACATCCTGACGGAGGCGCGCCGCGACGGGGCCGGAATCGAAGAGATGGCTCAGATCCTTGACGAGGAAATCGACGCGGTCAACCAGCGCCGCGGCCGGGTCATCGCCCGCACCGAAACGATTACGGCCTCGAACAAAGCCTCGCAGTTCGGCGCGAAGCAGACTGGGCTCACCCTCGAGAAGCGCTGGGTCGACTCCGATGACGCCCGAGTGCGCCGGTCCCACCGTGAGGTGGACGGGCAGCAGGTGCCGATTGACGACCCTTATGTGTGGACATCGCCCGAGAGCGGCCGCGTGCAGGCGGCGTTTCCGGGCGACCCGAGCCTGCCAGCCGCCGAGCGGATACAGTGTCGTTGCGTAGAGATCCACGAACCAGCATGAAGAGAATGGTCCTCGGCATCGGCACGGCCCGGAGCGGCACCATGTCGCTCGCCCAGCTCCTACAGGCCCAAGGTCTCGACGTCGGGCACGAGGATACGACATCAGTGCCGTGGGACTTGAGCCGCAAGCCGGACCGGTTCGGTCGCCTAAAGCGTGAGCTTGAGAGCCGAGACGGCGAGGTCGCGTGCTGGCTCACGCAGGCGGCCCCGCGACTGCTTGAGGAGTTTTCGCACGCAAAAGTGATTGCCCTGCACCGGCCGAAGGACGACACAGTTCAAAGCCTGCTCGCTCACATGGCCGGCCTTCGCATCCGGAGCGACCGGCCGTTCGGCCCGATGGTCTTCCCGACCTACACGGATCGGGACCTCAAGGCCGGATGGGAAGCGTACTGGCACGATTATCAGCAAGCCGTCAACCACTTGACGGAGAAATGGCCTGAGCGCGTCCTCCGGATCAGAACGTACAGGCTTGAAGATGGGCCCACACAGAACCAAATTGCTGACTTTCTATCCATACCCGACTGGCAGCATGTCGACGAGTGCCACCACAACCGGCGTGTATCTCAACAAAACGCCTGACAGGTCACGGGCGGTATAGCCAGAGCCCACTGACACGGTCACCCTATATAAGGGGTGGATCGGCCCACCGCTCGTGTTGCGGCCGCCTCGTTCTATCTGATCACAATCTCGAATATGCCTTGGAGCAAAGTCCCCGGCTCTGAAACGGACGAGTGCGACGACGGCCAGATCGCCGTCATCAAGGACGAGGACGGAAGCGTGGAGGGTTGCCACAACAGGGAGGGGGATGCGGACGATCAACTCGCCGCCCTGAACGCGAGCGAGGACAAAGAGGTCGCCAGCGTTTCGACGACGCCGCCTGAGTACATGCAGGACGCGGCTCAGCGGGGGCTCGACCTGCACGAGGAAGGGGTGGGCGGCGAGGGGCTTGAGCAACAAACGGTCGAGGAGGCGCGGCAGATCGCCCGTGGGGAGGCGCTTTCGCGAAACAAGATTGAGAAAGGGGACGGCTTCTACGGCCGCAACGAATCCAGTTACTGCCCGCTGTCGGAGGCCTCGGACGCGCAACGGACCTCGATGCTGCTCTGGGGCGGATGCGACGCAGGGAGCTGGTACTCACGCAAAAACCAGCAGATCGACGAGGCCATGCAAGAGTCCGCATTTGATCGGCTGGAGTCGCTTCTCAAGAAAGCAGACGCCACCGATCTGTCTGAGGGCGATCTCGTTTCGTGGTCGTCAAGTGGTGGCACGGCCTACGGTCGCGTGCAAGAGGTTGCAATGGGCCGCACAGTTCGCGGCAGCCTTGAGCCCAGCGGCACGACCCACGACACGTCGGAGGACAACCCGGGCGTCATCATCGAACTGATCACCCGTGATGACGAGGGCGAGGTCGTTGGCGAAGGGGAGACGGTCTTTCACCGCCCGGAGACGCTGACCATGATCGAAAGTAGCGATGTCCCCGAAGAGGCTGCGGCGCCCCAGCTGGCCGAGCGGAAGTCTGCCGTCGGCGAGCGCCGGACGATGGGCTTTGAGACGAAGGACTTTGAGGTGAAGCAGGACGAGGAGGACCAGGAGTTTGTTTTCGCCGCGTACGGCGCGGTGTTCGGCAACAAGGACCGAGGGGGCGACATCCTGCAACGGGGCGCGTTCAAGCGCACCATCGACCAGAACGACGGGCGCTTCCCGCTGGTGGCCGACCACAACCTCGGCGACATGGGGAGCCGCCTCGGCGTCGCTTACGCGAAGGAGGACAGCCACGGCGTGCGGGTGAAGGGACACGTCAACACCGACACGCAGGCCGGCCGCGAGGTGGCGAGCCACATCCGGCACGCCGAGAAGCACGACCTGGCGCTCGGCATGTCTTTCGGCTACAAGGTGCGCGACGACGACTTTGACTCCGACAAGAACGCCCGCCTCCTGAAGGAGGTGGAGAACTACGAGTTTACGGTGACGCAAATCCCGATGAACCCCGAGGCCCGGGTTCAGGGCGTCAAGGAGCTGCTTGACGATGAACGGGCCCTCGAAGAGCTCGAACGGGAGCTCAAGTCACGCCTTCTGTCCGACGAGGACTTCGTGAGCCGTCTGTCGGAGAAGCGCCGCGACTCAGAGCCCGCCGCCAACTCCGGTGCAGGGGACGCGCCTACGGCCGACTTGGAGGCAGAGCTCACCCAGGAGCTTCTTTCTCTCAAAAGTGAGCTTGAATCCAATGCCTGACACCGATGAACTTCGGAACGCCGTCGCCGAGCTGCGCGACACGGTCGAGACGAAGGTCGAGCGTGAACGCGAAAAGTTCGGCGAGGAGCTGTCCGACACCAAGGACCACCTCGACCGCATCAACGAGAAGATCAACGACCTTGAAACCCGGATGTCGCGGCGGGATTTCTCCGCGGAAACCCGTGAGGACATGGGCGCGGGGATGAAGGCCTTCTCAAAGTGGCTCAAGCGGGAACGCCTCGACGACAAGGAGGTCGACGCCCTCATTGAATCGGCGGTGATGGCCGAGGACATGTCCGAGAAGGACATTACGGTCGGCACGTCCGGGAACCAGTCCGACGCCCTTGCCCCCGAGGAGTTCGTCCGGGAGATCATCAAGGACGCGGTTGAGATCAGCCCCGTCCGGCAGGTCGTGCGGACCCGGGCCACCGACCGGCGCCAGATTAAGGTGCCGAAGCTCCAGGGCCGGCCGACGGCGCAGTACGTGAGCGAGACCGGCACGCGCCCCGTCGACACGTCGACGGACTTCGGCGCCGACCCGGGCGACATGCTCGTGGTCGACATGCACGAGTTTTCGATCACGGTGCCGATCAGCCGCCAGATGGAGCGGGACTCGGTCTTCGACATTGAGGCGGAGGTGCGGGAGGTCGTCACCACCGAGATGTCGCGGTTCGAGGGCGAGAAGGCCCTACAGGGCAGCGGCTCCGGACAGGCGCAGGGCCTTGTGACGGGCCTGCCGGCGAGCCGGAAGTTCCCCACCGCCGACACGTCTAGCGACGACATCACGGCCATCACGGCCGATGAGGTGCTGGACATCTTCTACGAGGTCAAGAAGACCTACCGCGACGACGGCACGGTGGGCCTGACCCGAGAGGCCATCAACCACGTCCGCACGCTCAAGGACGCGGATGACCAGTACCTCTGGCAGCCTGGCCTCGGCGACGCGGAGATGTCGACCATCAACGGCGCGCCGTACGTCGAGATGCAGGACCTCGTCACGACCGCAAGCGCGGGCGACGGAGACACGCCGATCGTGTTTGGCGACTGGAACCGCGGCTACCTGTTGGTCGATCGGCTGTCGATGCAGGTCCTTCGGGACCCGTACTCGAAGAAGGAGTCCGGCACGATCGACTACCAGTTCTACGGCGCCCACGGCGGGGACATTCGCCTCGATGAGGCGTTCGCCGCGATCGAGATCGGATGACGCTGATCAACGACCGGAAACGGTCCTGAGCCTATGGCTGACGCGACCGACGTGCTCATGGTGGTCGTCGACCGGGACGTGACCGGCCGCGTCCGGGACGTACAGACGTACGGCCCGGGCGTGGCCCCACCCTCGGAGGTGGCCGACTACCTCCCTGAGGAGGTCCGTCGGCGCGAGCGCCAGATCGACGATCCCCGTGAGGAGGTCAAGGACAAGGGCGCCGGCTGGTACCAACTCCCCGGCGGCGAGACCGTCCGCGGGATGGACGCGGTCCGAGAAGCCGGCTACTCCGAAGAGGACGTGATGCCGGATAGCAGCGACGACGGATGAGCCACGCCAGCGGCTTCCATCATCATGGCGACATCTCCGAGCGGTCGGCGGAGTCGCCTCGCAAGCCCCGCGGCCTTCAGTTTAGCGCGTCAGTCGTTGCGCACAATGACGAGCCTGTAGGGGTTAGCGAGGCGCAGGACTGGCTTCGGATCAGCGGGAACGCACAGGTCGGCCCCCTGCTTACCGTAATCAGTGCCGTGCGGGAGGAAGCGGAGGACATCACTCGCCGCCTTTTCACCCAGCGGGAGGCAACGGCGATCTGGGATGAGTTTTACAAGCGGGCCGACCTACCGCGGCCGCCCGTGGAGTCGGTGGATACGGTTGAGTACTATGATCAAGAAGCCGACACGTGGAAGGCGGTAGATGCGTCGGGTTACGACGTTCGTGGACGCCGCTTTGAGCTTGATGGCCGGAATGACGGACAGCCACTCCGCATTACATACACCTGCGGGTACCCCGAGCTACCGGCTGGCCTTAAGCAGCAGCTGCTACGGGACATACGATACAACTACGACCACCGCGACCCAGGGCACTCGGGGAGCGCGCGGGTGCAGGACCAGAGCGCGTACCGCAAGTACAGGCCGTATTGATGCGCCTTGACGACCGAATCACGTTCCAGGAGCCGTCCGACAGCACCGACCAGTACGGGGAGACCACGACCACGTACTCGGACGGGGACGAGTTTTGGGCCGCGGCCGACGTGGGGTCGCCCAGCGAGCTGCGCGAGGGCTCCGCGCCGGAAGAGTCGGCGAGCGTGACCCTGACGGTCCGGACGGAGGTCGTCGACAGGCTGGGCCTCTCCCGAGAGGACCGGCTCAAGTACGACGGCGACATCTTGCGGGTCGACGGCCGGCGCGACGCCGACCGAGACGGGTTCGCTGACGTGTTCACCACGAGGGTGCGCTGATGGGCGTTTCCACGACGGTAGACATTGACGGCATGGACGTCGCGGTGGAAAACCTTGACGAGCTGCCCGAGGAGATCCGCCGACGCATCGCGGACAAGATCAACGAGGCGGCGCTCCTTGCCCGGACGGTTGCGATCAAACGCCTGAAGCAGCGCCAGAGCGGCTACAGCACTGGCGCCCTCCGGGGCACGATTGCCGTCCGGCAAAACGCCTCGGCCTCCAGTCTAGAGGCGATCGTCGCGGCTGGCGGCGAGGAGACACAGGAAGGCGGCTTTGACTACTCACTGGCGGTGGAGTTTGGGACGCGGCCGCACTTCCCGCCAGTGAAGGCCGTGACCGGACAGACGGAGTCCCTCGACATCTGGGTGCGGCGCATGAACCCGTCGCCGCCCGAGGGCATGGAGGATGCATCGGAGTCGGAGGTGAACGAGGCGGTGGCCTTTCTT